GTTTCGATAACGTCGTAGGATGTGTTATATGGCGTTACGGACAGACCTTGTGCTGCGATATTTACGCCCGTGATGTAATTGGCTGCGTAACTTGGTAGGATAACATTATCCCGATAAGCGAAGCAATTACCCGTACCACCGCTGTTTTTTGTAATGTTTGTTTTTGGGGGTAGTTGAGAACTGCCATCTTCGGGGATTGGATTGTTGTTATCAAACTCCAATTCTGTTTTTGTTCCCGCAAAAGTTACCCTAACTGGTTGACCGTTGCCGTTCTGCCACCAATAGAGGTGTTCCAAGTCAAATCTGAAATTATAGAGTCCGTTATTTGTTAGGTTATCGTTCGGGTATGCCTCAACCACATCGTTGGCAATATAGCCCGCTTTGACAGTCATGACCTTAAAATTTCCAATGTAAAGGTCCAAATCGACGGGTGTATTTGGGGCGGCTGAGTTGTACGCCCAACAGATAATATTTGGGTTTTCGGAATCGTTCACGAAACGAACGCGACCTTTGAACGTACTTGCCGCTGTTGGTAACGAGTTATCGAACGGTGTACACGTAGCACAATCGGTAACTACAACCTGATTTATTTTCTGATAGGCTTCTCCTGCTAATTCATAACCGGGAGGTGCGGAAAAGTTCGGTGTAAGTTCTAACCCGCCCGTTCCCGTAACTTGATTTGAAAGCTGAGAGGAACAACGGTTATCCAATATTTTTGTGTAAGAGATTGTGTGGTCGCTTCGGGTTAGGAAATTGCTTCCTCTCGGTTGGAAAGCATCCCGCGAGGCAATGGGGTCAACTTCTTGCACCGCCCACCACGCATCATTGAACCGTCTTATTTTCGTTGGCTTATTGACTTGTGTCCAACTTCCCACCGTTAATCCGTCGAAAAGTCCGCAATCAAAAAAACTGTAATTGCTGAAATTAGCGGGTAATTGAACGCTTGCCAAATCGTTGAAAATGTTACCCTGCCTGAATGCAAATGGGTTTATGTTTCCCTCGTTGTCCGACGTTAAGTAATAGAACTTTTGCGTTCCGTTTATGTATTTCTTAGTGACCAACGTCCCGAACTTTCCGCTATTTTCTGCGATTGTCAACGGGTCAACGGGATTTACGGCCCTGAATATTTGAGCGTGAGCGGCAAAGGAGAGTAATAGTAATAAGAGTATTTTTTTCATTTGACTTGATATTTTGCCCGTAATCGGGGAAACAATGTGATGCCTAAATACATAATGTGTGCCTGCCAAGTAGCAACGGAGGTGCGGAGTAAAAATAAAAACACGGTGTCAGCGTAGATTTGATTATACCCGCTACGAATCAAATAATCATGCACAATACTTGCGAACTTAGAATCTCCGTGCGGTGGGATTAGCCACCATAGCCACCGAGGCGGGGACGTGAGATTAGTGATACTTCCTTTTTTTACAACAATATCGAACTGCTGAACTAAGCAATCTTCTGCGACTTCAAAATCGAAAGACGAAAGCGTTTTGAGCAATATGTTGGGGTAGATTGTCATTGTCCCGACAATGGTAATAGTGCCGCACCGTAACCGCTCATAATTGCGTTGTATGCTGCCCATTTCTCGATTGGGCTTCCCGTTAACATAGCTTTCATTGCGTTGTTGACGGTGTTCTTAACCATTGCCGCTGTTGCGTTGGTAGCTAATCCCGCCGAAACTCCTTTAGTGAAATCTACTCTATCAGCATTCATTCCGCTTCGGGGGATAGCAACCAAATCCCCGCTTGCATCGGCACGGTAAAATTCTAAATACACGGTGAAAGCTATCGAGTCGGATAAGTTCAAAGGCATTTCAACAACCCGTCCAGAAACGCCGTCGATTCGATACGAACTAAAGTCCACCGTAATCAGGCTGTTGGGTTGAGTCTTGAAAATAATTTGGGCGTTAGTTGCGAACGCAAAGGAAAGGAATAGAACTATTAATTTTTTCATAATTGCGTTGCGATTATTTGACCTGAGTTATTGATTGTGATTTTGTATCTTTTTGTGCCGTCTGGGGTTTTGAGAATCAGACCATCACCCGCGTCCAGGGTTTCAAAATCTCCGTTTGTTGCGACTTTGGTAATTGATGTATTACCAATCTTTGCGGTGTTGCTCCCTAATCCAATCGCAGTACTACCAATTACGATTTGATTAGCTTGGTTATCTCCCAACGTTTGAGCCCCATTGCCGATAAATACAGAATTGGTGGAATTGGTATTTTCGGTTGTTCCATCCGCTACAAACCTTCCCGCAGTGTTCCCGAATGCAATATTACCACTCCCATCGGTGTTGCCTTTCAGAGCAGAAAAACCGACCGCTGTATTACTGCCTCCTACCGTGAATTGCAATGCATTGGCTCCAATTGCTACACTATTACTTGATAATACACCACTCGCCAAAGCTCGAAGCCCAATAGCTATATTATTATTCCCCGTTTTGTTTTTTTCTAACGCATCGTTACCAACGGCAACATTACCAGTCCCTGATGTATTCTCTTGCAAGGCAGAAACCCCAACCGCTGTATTATTAGTACCCGTTACCAACTTTAGGGCATCATTTCCAAGCCGTGTGTTGCTCGGAACTCCTGCATCAGAAATAAGCTGTCCCACAATTCTGGCACTACCGTTGACGTCAAGTGAGTAACCTGCATCTACATTAGTGTTAATTAAGACTTTCGTTGCTGAGAATGTACTTCCCCCAATCGCCGCAAGTTTTGTTTTTTCGGTGTTCGTATAATCGTTTGCAGAAAGACCCTTACCCGCAATTTTGTCAACCTTGCCGAATAGCTTAGTTGTAAGCGTGTCGGAGTCTACCGCGTATCTAATCCCGTTTGAAGTTCGGTATCTCAATTCACCGTTTCTGACAGAGATTTGTTGAGCGTTCACCCCGCCTACGCAAAAAAGAAATAATATCAGTATTTTACGCATAGTAGCTTTCCCGTGTATTTATCATTATCGAAATCATTTTTAAGTTGAAAAGTTGAAAGGGTTTGGGCGGTTACGTAGAACACATCTTTGTGCCGACCACCGTCGTTATCGTCGAAGAAATTGATAGCTAATAATGTTGAATTAGCTGAGTGCGTTATTGTGTCACCATTGCCTTTCTCGTCAATCTGAATTATCACGATTGCTGCTGAGCCACCCCCCGCGATTAGGCTTGTTAACCAATCGTTTTCGTTTCCGTCAAACCCGTTCTGAACAGCTACGTCATAAGCTGAATAGCCCCGTGACAAGTTGAGCAAAGACGCGGTAGCGGTGAACGTGTTAGCTACCATTTCAACCGTAATTGCGTAATCTATCCCGGCATTGGTTTCGTTGGAGGCATTACCTAATGTCAGTTCAGATGTAATCGTTTCGGCGTGTACCATCCTCGCTCCAAACACCGCATCAATCAGCGTTAGATTAAGTCTATACCTACCCGTAAGCGTGTTGGTTAATGCGGAACTTAACTCGCCCCGAAAGATGCGTGGATTAGCTGTTGCCCCCGCTATTAAGTTGATTGGGTTAAGCGTTTCGATTGCAATAAGTAGTCCCGTCAACCCCGAAACGTCATATTCAGCAGGTAATTCAACCGACACGGTGAAAGAATCGCCTCTTTTGATTGTTATCATTTGATGAATCCGTTATTAACTAAGTGAATAGCAAGATTTGATTCAGTTGCTGTTTTTTCACTCTCGCCGTTTTTGAAAGTGAGGTTTGTCGGGGTGTTGTCTACCGTTTTGAATAGGTCTAATGCAAGCGGGGTGAACTCAAAAAGTTCCTCAAGAAAAGATTCAATCCCCGCTTCTTTGTCGCTTGCTTCGATTTTTTGCAAATCTTGAAGTTCGCCACTAACCATCTCAATTGACTTTGACAATTGCAACAACTTTGCTTTGCCTATGAACTCTACGGATTTGCCGTTTACTAATGCCATTATCGCGGCGTGTGTACCTATCGCTTCTCTATTCGTCATATATAGTGTTTTCTAATATGTTAATATTGTGCAATATAGCGATATTATATTGAAAAATTTTAGTTAATTTATGGCATTTCGACTAGGACGAAATTTGTTCCGTTCCATTTAAAAACGAATAGCTTGTCGGGTCCTAACGCATCAACGGGCGTAAAGTTAAAGCTATGCACCCCATCCATGAACAAATCCCCCACATTTTTGAAACTTAGAATTCCCGTTTCTATCTCCACCGTTCCAGTACTAGAGCCTTTTATTACAACCTTGTTGTCTTGTGATAGCCTTATTTCTCCGCCAAGCGTTGTGTTGTCATTGTTAAGAAATTTCACCCCTGCCGACTGATTTACGCCGTTTTGTTTCTTCAAAACAATATCAAGCGTGGATGTATTTTGCTCGTTCAATACCGATTGCAAATTGGGCGTAGCACTACCGCCTAACCCCGACAAATCAGACATTAGAGCATAGTTTTGAATGTCTTGACCGTTTGCACGATACCTTAATCTTTGCGTGTCTGATACCAATGCGAAGTCATACGCCGCAACGCTCGTTGCTGTTCCTTCGTTGTACTTAATTCTAATTCGCGTTAACGGGTCAACCGTGGCGACTTCCTGCAACCCAGGCGTTGTGCTCCCGCCGCTCGATTGTATTTCGTCAGAAAACGCATACGCCCGTGCATCGCCCGAACCGTTAATCTGAACCAATCGCCCTGCATCGTCGAATACGTTTCGCATAGTGAAAGCTGACCCTGATTCGTCTACGTGAGTCGTAGCAAATCCAACTAATTCATTTTCGATGTCATACGTCAATCGCCCTTTTTCAAGGTTGTCTCCGTCGTAGAAACGTAACCCGTATTCATTACGAACGCCGCCTGAACCATCGCTGAACTGATGCTCGAAGAAGTTCTCTGTTAGATAGCCCGCATTCGCATGATTGCCGTACCCAAACGCCGTTTGACCGTTCAAAATTCGGCTATCGTTGCCTTGTGCAACTGTTCCCGACGTTGTTCCAAAATTCTTGTTGAACGCCGTATTTTTTGAGAACTTAGGTTCTAATAGATTAAGTGAGTTTTCAAGACCTGAAATATCGGACATTGCTAAGGTTGTCAAGTAGTTCACCGTTGTGCCGTTGCTCGATAACTTGACAAACCCATTTTGAGTAAACTTGCTTTGTTTGGTAGTTATTGCCGTATTTATCGTAGCTAATTGACTTGACCAATCCGATAAGTCCACTGCCCGAATCTTTCCCCATCTATTGCCCGTTTCTCCTCCCGCGATTAGCACCTCGTCCGTACCCCCAAATGAACCTTGTATGCCGATTTTTACTCTGTTAATCTTGCCTTCGACAAAACTGCTGTTAAAGAAATTGAATATTGCTGTACTGTTACTACCATTCGTTATGCCCTTTGCCAGAAACTCTGTAAAACGTGAGGTGGCGTTATGGAATATCGACAACCCGTCATTAACGGTAATGCGGTTGGTGAAATTCTTAATTCCCGTAATGGCTTGGTCGCTTGCTAAATCAACGTATCGCCCGTTACTTTCGGTTTTGGTATAAGCATCCGTAATCCCATATCCCGCAATCGTAGTGGGCTTACTCGTAAGGCTTGCGAAAGTATGAACGTGATTCGATAACGAATAAGTGTTATTGTCGTAGCTTATAACCGTGCCATTTGCCTTAACAAATCCAGAACCGTTTAGTTGATTCTGCTTAGTAGCTATCGAAGTGTTTATCGTAGCTAATTGGCTCGACCAATCTGACAAGTATGATGTGTCTAATGTTGCCCACTTATCGCCATTTGTTGCATCTGCGGTTATTACTTGTTTTGCCGTTCCAAGCGTTCCCGACAATCCGAACCTAAAAACGCCCGTGTTTTTTCCCTTAAAGTTCAATACCGCTTGTGGAACAGAATTGATGTCAAAAACCGCTGCTACAAATTGGCTTGCTAGTAAATGATTACTGCCGCCTAGACTGAAAAATCCTGCCCCAATCGTAAAACCCAGAACGTCGACCGCTCCAGTAAGAACCTTTCCACCAACTGTTAGTACGCCCCCATTTTCGGATACGATAGAATTAACAAACTTTGTCCCGTTCCATTTTGGAACATTGTTAGTAGTTAATCCATTATATTCAGTATCATATCGTGTGTCCCACAAACTATCATAATCCGTAATCCCATAACCCCCAATCGTGGTGGGCTTACTTGTAAGGCTTGCGAAAGTATGAACGTGATTCCCCTCTGCAACTGTCCCCGAACTTGTTCCAAAGTCCTTATTGAACGCCGTGTTTTTTGCAATTGCGTTGTAATTACTTGCCCAAAGACTATCGTAATCAGTTATACCGTAACCCGCAATCGTAGTTGGATTCGTTCCCGCCGTCACTCGTCCGTAAGCGTCTACCGTTACGTTCTGATAATCACCCGCCGTAACTACTCCCGTTTTTTGGTTTACGATTCCGCTTGTATCTATTTCAAGAGTTGCACCGATTTTGATACCACCAAGAATCGAATCGGTTGCTTTCGGTAATGTTAAGTAATTTTTTCGCAGCAACCATGCTGACCCGTTCCAATACGTATCATCACCCGATTCGTAGGCGACCCCTGCGTAGGTTCCCGCCCCATTTACCCTATAATAATCGCCCTCTGTCGGACTTGTCGATGGAGCGACTCCGCTTCCTGCGTTCCATTCAGCGATATATCTTTCGGAGGCTAACGGTGATGTCCATACGCCCGACCCGTCTGCGTCATTACATTGCCATACTTTTCCAACCGCAGCGTTATTGGTGATTCTTAGGTTCGTAGTTCGGGTGATGCCGTTAACGTCTAACATTGTCCCCGATAGTGGACTTGTCCCGATTCCAACGCCATTCGGCAAAATCCGCACAACTTCGGGAACTCCGTACGGACTTGCGTTTGAAGTTCCAGCTCGTAAAGCGAGATAACCACTCGTGTTGTCTGCCCCGAAAAAATGACCCGTGATTGTAGCAACAAAATCGTTTGTATCCCCCGCGAACCCGTATGCTCCAATAACCGCACCCGCCGAAAAGGTTGTCCGCTGTAACCTCGACACGGCGGCTCCCCCACCTTTTGCGATGTGTAAGGCTGATAACGGGTTTGCAGTGTCAAGCCCAATATTTGTGCCATTATCAAAAAGCTGACTATTGCTAATTAAACCACCCGCACCGCTTTTTGTAATGTAATTTGTTGTTAGGCTCGTGGCGTTCACCGTTGCCGCTGTCACCTTCCCAACAATATCAATTCCCGTACTTTTTACCGTTGCTATCTCAACGCCGTTCCGCTTAATGCCAATATCGAAGTTCCCACTTGCCGAACCTATGAAATCTTTAGCGGCTAATACGTTTGTGGCTCCGCGCATCCATGCCGTCGCATCCGTAGCGATTGTGCTATCTGCTGCAAGAACTGGAACCTTCAAAACGACATTTGACGTAAGTTCGGAGAAGTCCAGAACAGCGGTATATGCATTATCCTCGCTTTTGAAAGCGAATCCATCCGTTACGGGTTTAATCGAGTCGGTTTCGTTTAAGTCGTTATCAACCCAAATCAATCCCGTTCCTGCTTCGTTACCTTCTTTGCGTAAGAATACCTCACCCGCTTTAGCCAAGAGGGATTCTGCTCGTAGTTGTGAACGTAACCCTATAACCAGTTGCCCTGACCCGTTTAGCTTACTTGTGAAATTTTCATTTCCAAAAAGTGTGTCGTATTTTAATCCTTCGCGGGGGATGTTGCGTAACGCCAACTCAACCGCTTTGTTGAATGGATTAGTTAGGTCTTGGACACTTGCCGTTACTGCGTTGGTGGTCAATTCTACTAATCGAACGTTTGCAAATCTTGTACGAGTATTGTAATCGTAAGTATGAACCCGATATTTTACGGAGTCGATTGCGACAATACTACCAAACGTCAATTCGCTGTTCACTTGCCCATCATACGTTTTTAATCGCTTTGATAGGCTACTCAAATATCTGTCCGCAATGTATTCGGTTATACCTTTAAACGTGCCGTTTTGGTAGGGTTTGAAGAACTTTAGCGAGGTAGTCGCCGAGGCGGTAGGGTAAAGCGTTTCTAACCCACTCGGTTCTAACGGATAACCGACGTTAAATTTTACGGGTAGATTGTTCGTCCTATCGGCTTTAATGGCTCCACCAAACGAGCGTTCAAACCCTTCGGCTCCGCTATCAAGTAGGTTTTGTTGACTTACTCTAATGTAGTCGATTCTTGAATCTACGAATGCTGCGGGGTCTACTGACCCTAGCCTTTCAGGAAGCAGCACCTTGATAAATAGCTTATACTCTATATTAGTCGTAGGTATAATCGAATCGTCTGAAAATATCCCGTCGCTTTGCGGTAATCGAAAAAGAAAGTTACCCGGATTATGTGGCGGTTTTGGTAGAGTAATCGTAAATTCTTGGTCTTGGATTGGAACTTCGTAAATCGGAGTATTTGAGAGTCCGGCAACTTGTTCGTACCACGCCCCTTCATTTGTCAAAAAGTAGCTTTTATTCAAACCAACTTGAACCGCAATTATTTGGAAACGCAGATTCCTTAGATTTCCCTGCGATTCGGCTTTGATGCTTATTTTTAATTGTTCTAACTCATTATTCTCGAATATATTATTGTTTGGAAAGTAAGAAACCCCCGCCGCATTGATGTAGTGGGTTAGGTTGTTGCTACCCTGAAAAGACGAAAAACCCTTATTGAATAACTTCCCGTCTGCGAACTCCATCAACTCTGATTCATAGTCGCCGCCGTCGTAGGTCCATCCAGTTACGCTGTCCATTTCGCCAATCGGTAACAACTTTTTGCTACGGCTCTTTTCTTTCTGAACGGTGATGTTAGAAAAGCTAAAAGACTTACCAAAGCTGCCGCCTGACAAGCGTTGTATCGTTGCGGTGGGGCGTAAGTAGTCGGACGTTGAAAGCAGCGTTAAGGCGTTGTTATAGAGTTTTGAAATCGAGTTGCCCGCATTCAGTTCGGACACATCACGAAGAACCCATTTTGATTTATCAAACGTTAATTCGATATATGAAGGTATTACTTCATTCAAAACGTCTAAACAGCTTAACCCGTCAAAGTTCTCTTCGTTAATATACGAATCAAACCACGTACAAGTTGTTACGCCGCCATTATCAACAGACAAAACGCCGTTCGCTATTACTTCAAAATTAAACGCTGTTAAGTAACTTAGTCTATCCAAACACTTCTTAACTACCGCTAATAATGTAATTCTATTAGTAGTATGGGCGTAAGTAACGTTTTTCAGGTAGACGACTCCCAATTCGGCTTCCAAATCAGTAACAAACATTCCGTTCGGCAAGTCTAAATCCTTCGATTCAAAAGGAGTTAAAATCCCTTCATACTCAACTACCCCGTCTAGCTTTTTTAAGATAGCTACATCCCCGTAATTTTCGGAGACAAAGGAAGCAGCATTAAAATTTGAATTCGATACGGCTTGTAGCTTAAATTTTGTAGGTACTAACCCGCCTAAATATTGCTGTGCTACCTCTTTGTTTTGTTGAATACTGAACGGTTCACCCCCCGCTGCCAACTCAACGGCTGTTCCCGCAAAACCTTCCACGTGTATCTCCACACGGTGTAGGGTTTCTCTGTAATCTTTGTATTCGTAAAAATATTTTAGTGATTTAGCCATTCCAAGAATATTGAGTGTTATTGAGTACCGCTTGTAGTTCTGTTCCGTTGCCTTTTAAGACTCCGTTAATATTCAAATTTAGGGTTGGCATAGTAAACCCGCTACTGCCGCCGGAACTACCGCCGCCCATCCGTGGCGATTGTATTCCGGTGTTGCTGTTCATGTTGGCTGACATTGCCATACCGCCGCCCTTCATCGCAATACCTGCCCCAAGCATTTTTACCGCCGCTATTTGCGGAGCGGACATAGTTCCTAGTGTAGCGATGTTTGCGAACGCCATAGCTGCAACCAATGGAGTCGCTATTGATATTAACATACCACCAATTGCACTAAGTATTTTTCCAACTAAATTCTTAAAACTAAATTCTATATCTTGATTAAAAATAGAGGCTATCCCTTCACTCAACCCGTTAGCTAATTCAGAAAAAGCCACATCCATAGACATTTCTTTTGCTGTCTTTATCATCAACTGAGATTCGGTCATTGTTATTCCAATTGCCTTTGCTGCCTTCTTAATTTTAGATTGGATTCCTTCGACTCGCTTGTCTAAATTTCCTCCAAAGCTGTCAAGGTCGAATAGTTCGGTAATCAGATTGCCAACCGTTTTCCCACCCGTTCCTGCCGCTGTAATGCTCGACATCGACGAAATACCCGCCCCCGCATCAGCTATTTTAGACCGTGCCAATTCAAGTGACTTTTGGATTCTGAGCCTATAATCTAAAATCGCATTATCGTGTTTTGTGGCAAGGTCTTTTAATTTTTTTACTCCGTCAATCCCCGTTCCAAAACCCGCAAGCGGATTAATGGGCTTTGGGTCTGCTACCGTCGGGATATTTGCACCCATACCTGCAAACGCCTTTTGCCCCCCACGTAAGAAGTCAAAAGCGGGAGAAGCAAACATTTCAGTTGCTACCCTTTTGGCCTTTTCGTATGATTCTATTAGCTTGTTATTCTCGGCTATCCGAGCGTCAATAGCTTCCGTCCCCGAAAATGGTCTGGCTAATATTCTATCCAACTTGGCAAAAACATTATCAATCCGTGCGAACTGATAATCTATCGTGTCGCCGTATCCGATATAAGCGGCAGCTCCAATAATTAAAGCGGCAGTAACTAATCCAATCGGCCCCGACATAGCAAGAAACCCCGCCTTAATAATTGGCATTAATTTAATAACCCCACTAACGGCCAACAAAAGCGGCCCAAAAGCGGCGGCTAAACCGCCAACTAGCAAAATTAAATCCTTCGTGCCACCGTCTAAGTTGGCAAAGTAGGTAATAACCTTATTAACTGACTGTAATACTTTGGCGTACATCGGAAGTAACCGCTCCCCAAATCCCGCCGAAAGTTGTTTAATACTTTCCTCTAAAATTCGGGTTTGGTTTGCCGCCCCGTCTGACGTTCGGGCGAAATCTCCCTGTGCGTTGGTCGTCTTTGCAATTACAAAGGCGTACCGTAAATTGACCTTTTCACTTTCGGTCATGTCACGAATATTCTTTTGAATACCTTCCGACAATGCGAACGCCTTTAGGTTGGCTTCCGTCATTACAATTCCCAAACCTTTTAGACTTTCTGTTTCGCCCGTAAAGATTGATTTGAGGGCTGTTTCTGCTACGTCTATTCCTATGTTCTTAAAACTTGACAGGTCTCCGGCTAACCCGACAAGCGTTTTACTCATTTCTGCTGCCTGACCGGTGTTGATGCCCATGCTTGTAGCCATATCGCCGAACAACGCCGCTGCGTCAAGTGCCGCCCCTGAACTGATACCGAAATTGGTTAGGCTGTCCTTTGCGAACTCGTGAATAACACCCGATGAAGTCTTAAATGCAACGTTAACTTTATTCTGGGCTTCCTCTACATTAGAAGCAGCGGCAAGGGCTTGTCTTGCCGCTAATAATACCGGAACGGTTATTGCAATAGATAACGCACCGCCAACCATTGTAGCTTTATCGCCAAAGTTTTGCAGCTTATCCATCGCCCCGTTCACTTTGGCGTTGAACTTATTGGTTAGTGCATCTATGTCAACAAATAATTTATTATTCATCCTTTACAACCTTGTCGGCAAATATTGTATAAAATAAGTTTTTCACGTTAGCAATTGGCATGCTATAATTTTCCTTTTCTTGCTGATTATCAAATTCAGTCGGGTAAAGTACGTGGGCTTCTTTACGGTCGCCCTCCTTAACTAAGAAGTTATGAATCATTGTATAAACGCCCCGGTGCAATAACTTTTCACGGTCAAACTCGCGGGCTACTTTCTTTCTGTGACCCTCTGAAACGTTAAGGGCTTGCCGCCACGTCATTTGATACCAAAATAGCGTAGGAGCAAGCCCAATTTCACCACAAAAGTACGCTTCTAATTCATCGTCGGTTTGACTTTCCCCTTCGTTTTTTTTTGTTGCTTTTCAACGGTACTGACCAAAGAGTTTGCTAATTCTTCAAAAAGTTCAGGTAAATTACTGCTCTTTTCTTCAACCTCTGCGGTTATAATATCCTCAAACTCTACCACGTTAAACGCAACTGGCTTGCGGTCTAAGCGGCATTGTAAGACATAAGCACTGTATGCGTACTCAATCATAAATTCGCTTTGCGTGAATACGTCTAAGGCTTCGACGTTAAACCCCATACTTTGCATCGTTGCCAACGCCATACGCATAGATTTTACGCTTACCGAAAGGGAAAGGGCGTTTTCGCCGTGTTTTAATTCAAATGTCATGCTACTTCGGCAATGGTTGGAAGCGAAACAACTTGTACGTTAAATGAATACTCAACCAATCCGTTATTCGGAGCGGGTAGGGTTGGGGATTCAACAAATCCGGTGAAAGAAAATAGGTTATCACCCGAAACGGTTGATTGTAACTTGAAAGACTTAACACCGCCGTTTGCATCTGAATAATTCAGTAAGTACAAAGAGTAAATGTCATTGTAGTTCAATGAGTTTACCCCAGGTGCGTTGTTCTCAATCGCCGTGATGCTTACGGTGTGATCGAGCAACGTTTTAATGTGCTTCTTATGCTTGCCCGTGTCCTTGCTTGTCACCTCAACCTTATCATTGGTTGGCGTTAACGTTACCGTTACTTCGTCTTGAAATGTTTTCCAAGTAGGAGTACCCGAACCCATGTCGATAGAAAGACGGTAGTTGTTACCTAAAATGTGGCTCATAATTATTTTTGTTTAATTCGTGATTCAATGTTTAAAACTCGTCGTAAAATGTAGTTCGTGTCGTTTGTGTCCGTGAAACTTGTGCTTCCTGTTACCCGTACATAAATTGGGCTAAAATCGTTATTCTCAACCATGCCTTTTTGATTCGGCGTTGGCGTTAATAATGCTGTTATCTCGTTACAAAGGGCATCTAAGGCAACGTAACTTAATGCGGTGTTACTTACTCGATTTATTACGTCCACGTTAGCCACGTAAGTCCCCGTGAAGGTGTCTTTCGTGTTGCTCGAAGTCATAAACCCGCTCGTAACCTTTGCAAATAAATTAGACGTTTCGCTGTGTGGCTGCTCAATAGAAAAGACATCACCCGAAACGTTACCATTCAGGATTCTATAAATTTCAGTAAGCAGATAGAACGTAGCATCTTTCATAACTTATCTAAATCGGCTTCGATGTTGCGTGTCAAAAAGTCAAGTGCCGAATATGCGGCGGGAATAATGTGGGGCCGTGCGGGTAGGTTTACTTGCCTAATCCCACGCCCCTTATACTGTTTTGCCATCGTTTCAAATCCTCGCGGAACGTCAACCCCGCCACCCGTACCGAACTCCAAATAAGGTGCGTATGTGGCGTTAGCTGTTAACCGTGCCGTGTACCCCGCATTTTCAACGGAGCCTTTTATGTTCTGACGGTGAAAACCGTATTGAACGGGGGCGGAACCCTTCGCCATTGTTTCGGCATATCCCGCCGCTTCTTCGATGTTCTGCTGTGCCACTTGCTTCACGGCTCTTTTATAGGCTTCTGCCTGCTTTCGCCATTCATCAAAATTGGTTAAACCGTTCATCGTGCTGCTGTAATTATTACCTTTTTATCGTCTTGGGTGAATAAAACTGACTGAATCGTTAAGCGAAACGAACGGAACTTGATGTAGTAACTTTCGTCAATCACGTAATTAGGATTTTTCCAGAACTCTATCTTGTAGCTTTGGCCGAACTCCTGACGGCTGCCGTTGCTATCCTTATTCGGGGCTAATTGCGTAATAATTGCGTTTACTGTGTCGTGAATTGTTTCGATTGATTCGATTACGCCACCCGCTGCATCTGTCGCTTTTGCCTTTGAGCATATCTGAATTGGTTCACTAAACTTCTCCATCGTCCTTGTATCGTGCTAATGAGCGGTTTAAAATATTGTCCAATCTTGTTTTATCAATGCCTAAGGAAACCGAAAGAACTTGCTGTCCTTCTTGATAAACCACCCCGTCAATACTCGTATTGGTCAAAAAAACCAAATCGGTAATTTCTTTAATTTCTTCGGGAGTTAGTTTAGGCTTAATAGATTTCGACATAATTAAAATGTTTACGTACTGATTGTTTCGGTGTCATATCGCTTTCAAAACAAGAGGCTACCGAGCGAATCAATAACTCTTTGATATTATTTGAAATAGACTGCTTTGATGTAATGTAACTTAGCTTGACACCGTTGGGAAATTCTCCAACGAAGGTAATGAAACCGCCCGTCTCTAACAATGTGAACAAACTTGCATCAATCGCAACGCCTAAAAGGTCTGTTACGACAACGGTTGTGCCTGCTTTAATCGGAAGAAACGGGAGGAGTTCATCATTGCAAAATGTCTGCCAAGACACATTAACACTACGCTCGTCTATTAGTGTTACGTTCTTGAATTGCTCTAACGACTCACGAATAGACGTAATTAATCGAGTTAGTTTAGTGTCGTGAGCATCAAACGTAACGTTTAGATATTGCTTCACGTCCGATAAGCTAACTGGCTCCGCACCGATGATTTCACCCGACTTCTTTACGATAATTCCGTAGGTCATTTTTTCGCTTTAGTGTTTTTTACTTCGGTAATTAAACCGTCTTTGATAAGTTCGTTTAGGTATTCGGCAGGGACGTTCGTTAGAACTGCCCCTACCTTTAACCCTGCAAACTCAATTGCAACTTTATACATATTTTTTACGCTTGTAGTGCAGTAACCGCCGTTGAAAATGTCCCCTTAACAAACGCACCCAGTTCTGGAGTTTTGATACGTGAAACGGCTCTAAGCGACCCCGCAATTGTGATAAAATCTTTCAAGACATCATCTTCGTTTTGGTCATACGTATTAATCGTCAAGGCTCGGTAATTGAACCATGCGAACTTCGTAAAGTCTGCCATTAGAAAAGTTCCAGGCGTGATGTTATGGTCAGCAATCAAAGGAATGCCGTTAACATCATAACCCGTATTTGAAAGATACAAAGGCATTATGTACTGACCAGTGCTGTCTTTAATTGTTTTAATTTTCGTCAAATCTGCTGGACTAATCAAGCAGGCATTTGGCGTATATTTACCCTTACCTGCTACCGTGATTTGCAAATATGCGTGTTCTAAAACATCTCGCATAGTGACACCCGTTAAGGTTCCTATGCCTGCCTGACGAGCAAAAGCACTTGCTTGGTTAATAATACCATTATGATTCTCTCCAGAATTGTCTCCGCTAAGTACTTGAGTCCCAACTTGGATTAAGAAGTCCTCGCGTAACTCAACAATAGTTTCGTTCAAAGTAAATTCTACATCCTCGATGTTCTCTTTTGAGATTTTAGAATAAGCGGTTGTTTTCTTTGCTGATGCTTGTTCCTTGTCAAACTTATAAGAAACTTGATTGAACTTGGCTCCTTCGGCAGTTTGACTCACGCCGCCTTCCGAAGCTGTCTTGATAACCCACTTTACGATTTCTGAATTAGTTGTGCCGATTCGGATATAATCTAATATATTGGGCGTTGCTTTTGGGGCTTTGGCAATACCCGCTTCTACATCTGCAAAAAGGTCTCTCAACCCAACTGTGGCAGAATAGCCACGTGTCATGTCTGAAACGGCTTTTAACTGAATGTCGTCAAACGTCATCCTCATCCCGCTCTTTATTTTTGGGATGTTGTCTTTTGTAAATACTTTATCCGCTAATTGGTTCGCGAATACAGAACCCGTTTGATTCGTGCTTTTGCGACTTAGTTCGATATTGTCTAGCTTGTCCTGCTGCTTAGTTAATAAGTCGGTCAGTTCAATTAACTTATCCTGAGCGGATTTTAATTCTAGGGTGCTGGCTTTTTCTCCAACCATAGAGATAAACTCTAGCTTTTGGGTGTCGATTTGCGACTTGATTCCGTCCGCTTGTTCTTTGATTGCGGCTTTAATTTCAATTAATTCCATTCTTTGCTTTAGATTTTAAATTGTTCGATTAATTCGAGAAATTCTGTCGTCGGCAAAGTGTCTGGTGACGGCTTTGTGAGTTGCTTTATTTGCTCTTGTATAAATTCAAATTGCGGTATGATTACCGTCTTAAATGTTTCGTCTGAATACGTGCCACTTGATATGGCTTTCGTAAGGTTTTCAAATAATTCGGCGTAATCGGCGGCTGATTTTACGCCTATTACGGGGGTAAACGGGTTGGATGCATCTACTTGTAAACCTGACCCCTCGGCTAGGTATAATTCAGAAAGGATGTTACCCTCAATACTCATTTGTTCTTTTATCTTTCGATAGCCTATTGAGTGTTGGGTTATGATCTTATCTTCGACCATTTTTAAGTAGTCTTGCCCTGCTGTCCAGTTCCCCACTTTTCCTTCATAATACAGTCCGTAGTCATCTTCTTTTAATTCCAGAAAATGACCTACGTTTTTATATTTATCGTGGTCTTGGAGAAAACGAATGGATTTTTTGCCGTTCGGGCCACGCTCGGCAATTGTTTTGGCAAATGCCCCTTTCCGCACTACGTCGCCGTCGTTATCTTTTACGTCAAATGCCGACAAATAACCCATTACAATTCCTTGCTTTGTGTCTACGTCCTGAATACTTGACTTACTACCGTGCGATTTATACAGCATATTATTACCCCGTTTTATACAAAGTAACATATTAATATTGCGTAATATTGCGATAATGGAACGGGTTGGCTATATTTGTACTTCACCATTACTTATATGTACTTCAAATGAAATACCACGACGATTATGTATGTCAGGTCAAAGACATATCAAAGTACTTCGGAGTTAGTCCAAACACGGGCAAAAATATGCGAGATAAAACCAAGTTGAGGTTTGGCGTAAAGTTTCGTGGGAAAGTGACCATATCGCAGGTGCGAACCGCCAACGGCCTGGACAGCAAGGTGGCGATAAGCTACGGGGAACTATTAGCTAATAACATCCTTGAAATCTGCTCGGAGTTGCGAGAGTCAAAAGGATTGACCGCTACTCATAGTTACGTGAGCATTGCGGATGAGTCGGTATTTTACGAATTGCTTAAGACTTTGTGCGAAAAGCACGAAATATCTGAGCAGGTTATTATCAGGATTCTATCAATACGAAGTGCAGTTTCATCGAATTACCAAGAAGAAATATGCAAATAGGTTACGCACGTGTTTCTACGCACGAACAAAATACAGATTTGCAAATTGATGCGTTCTACTAATGCCACATAACAGATATGAAAATAATAATAGCAGGAGGCAGAAACTTTAACGATTACAGTAAACTTTGTCAAGTTTGTAATAAAATACTATTGAAACAAAACGAAATTGAAATAGTAAGCGGCACTGCCAATGGTGCTGACAAGCTAGGCGAAAAATATGCAGTTGATAACGGACACCCAATAAAGCAATTCCCTGCTGACTGGGATAAGTTTGGCAAAAGTGCAGGATATAAAAGAAACGCCGAAATGGCTGAATACGCAGATGCCTTAATTGCTTTTTGGGATGGGAAAAGCAGAGGCACTAAACATATGATTGACTTGGCAAAACGTGCTAAATTGAAGGTGCGAATTAGTTATTTTTAATTGCACATACCGTGTTGTGTGCTTTGGCGGCTTTACAGCACTAACCTTAATTAATAATCGAAATGAAAAAAGAACTATTAATCCATTTCACCGATGTTTCGGTTTGCTTGGACAACCTTAAAGAACTTAGAATCAAAATATCTCCAAGATGTAAAAACACAATTAAATTACTTCACAGCAGCGTTATGATTGTAGGCTCAGAAATGCCACAAAAAATAATGGCAGAAATTTGTTTTAGAACAGCAAACCGAATTATCAGGAACATTGAAATGGAAACAGAATTTCGCTTTAAAAGGTATAAACTTCATAATTACCTACTAACGTAACCATTGCACATAACACCAAATTACCAAGAAGAATCATGACACTAGGAAAGCTGTTGATTGAATTAGGCGACATTGAGTTCGTAAATCGAGAACTAAACAATTAAAAGACTAAAATAATGAGTGAAGATATTAAAAAACCAAACGAACAAAAGGTGTTAAATATAGGTGATGTTTTGCCTAGTTTATTATGGGAAATAGCAGGAAAGATAGTTGAAAAACAAAAGTACTGTTATAGCCAAGACCCCAAAAAAAATGGCACTGTTCTATGGGAAATGGTGGACGAAGAATGGTTTGATTACTTAGAGGAAAAACTAACTGGTATAAAAAATGATTGAATTAGGCGAGATTGAGTTTATTAAGTTAGATTACCCGAAACAAAGATTAACTTCGCTCGATTCCTAACGCCTCGGCTGACCTTTGAGTAACGTAGCTATGAGTGCAACGGCAGTTTATCACTTCGCTCGCACCGCCGCTAGGGTCGTGCGGGTATTTCATTGTCACATCGCCAACCTTGAACACTTCACCTTTCTTTACATACTTCCCATTTAACGGTCTGTGGTTCTCTCTGTAATTGCCAATTGCGGAATGATGCCAAACGGTTAATAATTCTAATTGACTGTCCTTAGCGGCTTGTTCTATGCCAATACTCGCCGCTCTGCCAACTTCCGTTCGTGCAATGGTTAACGCTCTGGACTTTGTGAAGATAACCTTCTCCGCATTGAATAATTTCGCAATGTCGCGGGGAGCCATCCGCTCGGCTGCTGCCTTAACGAGTAACGCCCGAATCATTGTTTTCGTATTTTCAGTTACTCGCGTAATTAGTGAAGCAATTTCCAGAGTCGAAGTTGCATTAACCACAATTTGCCGCCAAATCAAACTAAAAAAATCGACATTGGGCGGGTCTCTATCCTTGTATTGCTCTAGCCTATTTTTTTGGTCTTGATAAAAAAACAGTCCAACTTTAAAATAAATCTCTTCAAACAACTTTTGAAAGTCCTCACGCTGGATTTCGTTTAGTCTGTTTTCGGCTGCTGCGGGGGCTTCGTTAACGGCAATTGTCTTGTAACGAATTAAGGTATTATAAAGGTAAGCACGAACCATTCTGTAAGTTTGGGCTTCGCTCTTTTCTTTCATCTTCTCATAGTGCAATCGTAACTCCTCAACTGTTTCCATAATCAAAATTTAAGGGGGTTACTGGCTCTATTGCATCTTCAAAAGAATCGCCCTCGCTTACATCGCCATAGTCAAACCATTGGCGCTTTTCTTTGCGGGTCAGAAAGTCGATGTCTTTCATTTTCGCCATCTCCGCGACCTTATCAAGGGCTAATTCGTCGTAAATGGTTTTATCGAAACAGAACTTTAGCCCGGTTTGGGGTCTAATAATTTCCTCCGATAATATTTCTTCTTGCTTGTTAAGAAAAGGAAACACCCCAAGGTGTAACGCTCTACGCCCGTTCTCCTTACCGTTATTGTACGTGCTGGATGCTGATTCGTTGAAAACGACTTCGGGCGGCAACATGAATACCGCCGCTAATATTTCACGAATATCTTTCTTGACTTCTAGGGTGATACTTTCCCCAATCGGATTCGCTAAGTTAATATGTCCTAATTCTTGAGCGACCAGTGCGGCACGGTGTTCGTCTTTCTTCCAGAGTGCTGACCTGATTCCGTCACGCATCTTTTGTAGAAGCGTATTGTCGTTACTGGCTTCGATTTGGGCATCTGCGTTTTTCGGGAAGAGCAAATGTGCCGAATCTCCCGTCTTGAAAGCTGAATGCTCTCGCTCTAATGCTGCGATGTAGGTTTGAAGGTCGGCGTAGCATACTTGAACTTTTGACGTACCGTATAAGTGCGAACCCATCTTGTTATAATTTGTACTAAACGAACGCAAAGCGTGACAGTCTTTTGGGTCAAACTTTTGGGTGAATAGCCCATCGTATTGATATGCCTTAACCGGGTCCTGCGGGCTTCCACCTTCGATAGTGATTTGGTGAGTTGGCAAGGAATATAACGCAGCAACTTGACCATCTACCTTTTGTGTATTAATCAGGTTAAAACCCGAAATGTCGTAAAAAGCAGATAAGCTGTAAATAAATTCTCCGAACGATTGCATTTCGTTCGGCTTAGTAAGCAGTCGTTTTGTTCGATAATAAGGGGATGTAACGGTAATGTCGTCTAAGTAAATCTCATCTACTCCCTTATCTTTTGCTTTTTTGAGTAGCTTAGTTTCATAGGTGTCTTTAGCGAACCCATTAAACTTGTGAAAGTCTTTGGCGGCTTCTTGGTCCTTAACCTTGTATAGCATGGGTTTTGCCTGACTCGCTTTCTCTGCCTTATAATTCATCAGGGCAAATAGAATGGAGTTGACTTGATACAAATCTGCGTACTTGTGTAGGGGTGCAGAATGTTGAAGGCTTACGTTCTTTACGTAATCGTAAATAATTTGGTTATAGTTGGATTTCATTGCGTTCAAATTAAGAACGCAGCATTAACGGGTCTTGGCAGGACAAATGTACGAAAAAAAATAGTGTTTATGCAACTTCCCACGATAAGCTGGGTTTAATCTCGAACCAGTAACGCATCATGACCATATCTGAGTAATCGGGGGAACGCCCTAACTGCTCTTTTACGTCCTCTTTGCTCATTATTTCAAGTTTCCCGTCCTTGTCCATATTCTTTTGCTTGACATATTGAAGTTCTTCGATTAGTTTTTCTTTGGCTACGCCGTCGATGCCGAAATAAATCAAGTTATTATTAATCAAATCGCTAATTCCATAATAGCATTGAGTTTTTAAGTTACGGTAATTTTGCTCTACTGTGCCAATTTTCAGGGCCCTAGACCCGTTCACAAACCCTTTACATTTCATGAAGTCTACGACCCCGCCACCTACGCCATCTTCATCTACGATTATATTTGATAATGGGATTTGGTATTGTGTCCGCAATCTTTCTAACTCTTCTTTGACTTGATCTAATCCGCTTTTGTCAATGGTCACAATCTTAAATAATCGAAGTCCAGACCAAACACCGATAACCGTCTTGTCTCCACCAAATCGGGCGATGTCGGCAACAATATACTTTGTGCCTGAATCTACAAAAGCGTTTGTGAAAGTGTTTAATATATTTTCGTATGGAATTAATATTGATTTATCGTCGTCGTATTCCCAATTGCCAAAAAGCAAACGTTGTTTTGATGCATCAGGAAGTGTTATTAGGTTTTGCCTATAATGCTTTGAGATGAACGGATTATCTGTCAATAATGCCTGAATAAATCTCTTATTATCTGGTATTGTTCTGTCCTTTTGGGGTTTGTAGAACTCCGTGTACACCCAATTTTTTGAGGGGTTACACGTGCCTAATATTTTCGGAGTAAGTCCGTATTCATCTAACTTGTATCTAATTCGAGACTTTAGGATAGTCCACGCCTTGTAAACGATTTGATTGCATTCGTCTACAAATGCACCCGTAATTTCAAGTGAACCTAGTTCATCAAATTCTGGGTCGGATGGATAAAGGAATAAATCTTTTAGCAAAATTACCGAACCATTTTGAAATAATATTGACTTAGATTGTTGGTTTAGTTTATAATGCTCTCCCGCCTTCATGCCTATCATTTTTGCAACGGCAAAGAACGAATTAAGTGTAGTTTCTTTGAGCGTAGACAATTTTGCCCTGCCAATTATCCACCGTGTTTCAGGATACCTTAACGCTTGTTTTATTATCCAATAACACCCTAGAAACGACTTCGCACCACCTGCACCACCACCGAAGATTAACTCATTAACCTCCGGCGATTCCAGAATATCAAGGGCTGTCGATTGCTTTATCGTCAGCAACATATTGTTTAGTTTCATTCAAGACAAACGTTGTTTCTGTTTTTGCTTCTACGTGTTGCATAGCCTTGCCGAACATGAAGTCCCTAAAATCGGCAAGAGTTTTGCCTGACGACCTTTCGTCAGTCATTTCACGGATGATTAATCGCAAGGCTAAAGGCTGCTTATCATCTTCGGCTATCTCTTCTATTTCAGATTGCTCTAGCGAATACAAAAATGCATAGACTTCTACTAACTGTTCTTTCGTTACAGCTTCGTACCCTTTTGCTTTGCATTCGTCTATTAGTAACCGAAAGGACTTCTTTTTTCGTCCATTATTTGCGGGCTGATTATCTGACCTAAATTGGGTCGCTTTGCCTAAGTCGGTTGGTTGGTCCTCTCCAAATTTTGCCATTGTGTCGCCGTTTTATCGCCGTTTTATCTCAGTTTACGAATTAAAAACCAACCTCTGCGATGTCTGCGGCTAATTGTGATGCAGTTTGTCGTTTTGGTTTTCTTTTTGAACCCCTCGATTGTGGAGCAAACCCTAATGCTCTTGCCTTATTTATCCCTTCGTATTTGTCGCTACCTGACCCCATAATTTTCTATACCTTAGTGATTTTTTAATTGTCTTATAATAATCGACTATCCTTTGCTGATATTCAAAGTTGAAATCGTATAACGCCTTACTTTCTTCTACAACAATTTGTTCAATATTGCTCGAACTTCTTAGATTGGCTGACCCGTGAATGCAAACAAACTTCCCACATTCAGTTTCAAAAATACACATCTTGCAATGGCTCCCCGCCACAGCTAACTGGAACATATCGTTTTTGTTCAGGTGGTGATAGATGTAAGGAACCAACCCTTGTCGCTCGTGACTGAAAAAGTAATCTGAAACTATCAGGTCCAATTTCTCCAAATAACCACCTTCGACTAAATTCACTAAAGAATCTACGTTTGCGGCACTCAGAGATAATGTTGAAATAGTCATTGACTTTATCAACCAGTTATTTTTCACAATTAGGGCTTCGATATAATCCCCAAAAATAAACTTACCGTCGATAATGACGAAGTGTCGGCAGTCCTTTTCTATGGGCAAATCATTTGCCAAATCTTCTGCTAACTGATATTTTAAGTATTGCTCATCTATCTCGTATATTTTTCTTGGGGTAATGTAGGCTGTGTCAAATTTCTTCGCACCACCTACATTGATGTCTATTGTGATTGGTCTTATGTTAATTTCCATAATTGTAATATAACGCAATATAGCGATTTTAGGTTTCAAAAAAAAGTCTATTTTTCTTGGATTACGAAAGACAACCGGTTAGTGTTGATGCCATACGGCTGTCGCCGAACAGCACAAACAGGAACGTTGTAAGAAATACTACAAAAACTGTTTGTGTTTTGAGCGTATAATAGAACGCTTCATAATTTTGCAGTTCTCATCTTCGTAATCCTCTAAATCCAAATCCCTGTTTTGATACATTGTATGTTTTGATATTTGAATCATTTCAGATTCATTGTCAAAAAGCACTTTTAGCGAACCGTATAAAACTACACGGTTCGCTTTTTTGTCGATGAATATTAGCATTAGTCTATTGTATAATTTGGGGTAAATGCTACTTCTTTTACACTATTTACTGCTGCAAACAAAACCTTGATGGTGTCATCCATCGTCTTCGTTTGCACTTCCAGTTCTTGTATGTATATGGACTTATTATTTTGTAAGTATTCGGTGAGTTCTATAAGTTCGTCAACTGACGCATAAGTATCTACTGAAAAGTGATCGGTAATATATTTATTCGTAATGTTTTTTCTTTCTATCAAAAACATTACACACTCGCTCAATGGCATGGTTAATGCTTCTAAAAATGCTTCTTTATTTTTTCTGAAAAGTTCAAGTGCTGTATTTTCCATTTTCATATCATCAGTTAAATCTACGTTGCTATTTTTAAAATTATGTAAAGTTGTCATTTTCTTAGTTTTTGTTAAACAATATATTAAATAAATTTGCTTGATTCTTTCAATCCGTTCTCCAACTCAAAAACGATTATCATTCCTTTGATTGGGAACTTCTTAGCGGAGTAGAGTGAACTCAAGAAGCTCTGGCGGCTTCTGTACCCGCACATCTCTGACACCTTCGTATCAGTCCAGTCATAGTGGACTTTCATACGGTCATAGCGTTCTTTCCAAGTCATCATATCAAAAATTGAAGTCAACATCAAAGTTTGCATCTGATTCAAAGACGACCTTGCCGAACTCCGAAAGATTGTCTATCCAGACCATAGGGTCTTTGTCTGT